TCTTGAATTGGACTTATAGTTATTGAACCTGATATATTTTTTACTGATATATTTCTTTCAAACGAACCTTTATATCCATTTCCAGCATCTATTGATTTGACTTTTGCCATTAAAAAAATAGATTCTCCATCTGCTATTGTTAATATATCAGCAGTAACAGCAGTCGCGTCTGTTGTTCGGATTGTACCAGATAAAAAATTTGTTCTGGCAATCGTGATCGTCCCTTTAATCTCAACATTTTTATCAAAAATTTGCAGATTGGAAAAACTGCCCTTGCCAATCCGTCCTTCCAACTCATCAATACGATTGCCCATCGCAACAATCATCTGTTCCAGTCTTTCCAAGTTTTGAGTGTCTTCAATTTCCATAATAGTTAAAAGATTTGTTCGGTTGGCTCAAACTTAAACTTAAATCCGGTGATTGTCGTGTTGCCGATAACTTCAATCCTGAATTGTATCTTTTTAAATGTTGGCAAAGCCTCGCCCGTGCTTTCAATGTTCACCGCCTCGTAAGACACGCTGTTATCGGTGGTATTCGTAAAAATGGTCGTCCACGCTGTTTCTTCGTCTTTTTTGTATTTGCAGACAACCTGTCCCGCGCTTGCCAATGCTTCCGTAAAGACGCTGATACCAAGCAGTTGCTTTTCATTGCTGGCGTCCCCGCCGTCAAAGACAAAGGTTTCCAACACTCCCGCTTGCCCGCTGTAAGTGTTTGTTGAAGCAAGAAAAAAAGTGGAATTGTTGAGAGTCGAATATATAACCGCCGCTAACGCTTTTTCAACGGTATCGCTCGCGCTTACGATATTCTCTAAAATCGTAAAATCATTGTTGGTTGTTTGCCCGTCCAAACTTCTCGCGCTGGCAAAATCAAGCGTTTTGTAGATTGAGAAAGTCATCGGGTTGTTTGCGTCATCTCTGCCAAATCGGGCAATGGCATACTCATACAAACCCGTGTATGAGCCATTGGGTTGCGTCCCCGTAATGATTAAATAAACAAATCCGTCAAATACCTTCAATCTGCTGGCGGGTATCACATACGCCGAAGTCCCCGCCAAATTCTTACGGGCGGAATAGGTGTAGAGCGTCCTAAAATACACTCCGCTATATGCCTTTAACTTCAATTTTCTTTTGTTGGGTGTGCTGATTGCCACAATGATTGTGCCTTCAAGGTTTGCTCCGCCGGAAACCTGCCCTTGCCCGATTTCCAGCACTTCCACCCAAGAAGTGGTGCTCACTCCGTCCCAAAGATAAGCTCGTGAAATGGTGACGGTTGATGTGCAGACAACACATAAGAGGTTGCCATATGGCACAAGGTCAACGATGGTCTGCTCGGTGCTGACGGACTTCATATTCGTCAATGTATCCGCCACGGGGTCAATCACATAAATATCCTGCCCAATCCAACCATAAATCTTGCCTTGCCAAATTGTCCCGCCTTTCATTGACGCTCCCGTTTTCCAAGTGGCATTCATCGTGTTGGTCGCAATCGTGTATTTACCCACGCTTCCGTTGCCCGCGTCAAAAAAGATATTTCCATTAAGAACCGCAAACAATGGATTGTTCGGCGCAAAGGTTGTTGCCGCCACCGTGCCGTTGGTGACAATTCCCCAGTTGCCGTCAAGCGCGTTGGTCTTTTTCCAAATGGTGGTATCCTTGTTGGTCGCGTTGTCCTGCCCCAATCCGTAAATATCCGTGCCGTTCTGTATCAATTTGGTGATAAAATTGGCGGTGGCATAATTACAAACATTTTCCGCTTGATTGTTGACAACTTGCTTTAACGCCTTGCCCACGATTTCCAAATTTTCCGAATACCAAAACCCGCTGGCAAGATTGCCGCGGATGTCATCAATTATCCCGCTCCAAAAATTTTGTTGTAAAATTTGTTTTGGTTTCATCGGCTTGACCTGAATTTAGGAATAATGCGGTTGTCTTGGTCTTTGCCACGCTTGCTGTAAAATTCCTCAATTTTGTCCTCCATTTCCATCATTTCGGCTTTCAAGCGATTGGCGCGGTCCAACCCCTTGCGATAGCAATACTGGTACGATGGGCGCAAAGCCAAGTATTCGTGGAATATGCCCGCAAATCCGGGCTTCTTGGTGTTATAAAAGGTATCCAATGCCGTGAAATAAGACGCTTCACGGTCAATGAATACCTTAATCCCGTTGGTGTAAGAATAATTCGGGATTGCGTCCAAATAAATATAACTGCCTGTTTTGTTGTATTTGGAGGGTTGCCCTTGCGTATCTTGCCCGTCCACGAACCCAATGCTTTCAAAGTTTTTCTTATTCTGGTCAACCTCGGTTAAGTCATAAAATATCCCGCTGGGATTGGCAATCATCACCCGGTAAATCTGTAAAAGCAAATTGCTGTTGCTGTCGGCGGAAAAAGCATACTTGCGCGTGCCGGAAACAAGGTTGGCGGTGATCACGGGCTGGTCGGTGTAATTGCTGTCGTCAAAATGCCATAAACCGCTTGCCTGCAAAATAATTGACCACACGCGGTCAAGAGCAAGATTAACATCCACCACCTTTTTGGCGGTCGGGTATTTGTTGCTGTCCGTCAAGCAATTGTCATCAATCAGTGTGCAAATTGTGCTGATGCCCATTGACATATGTTTTATTTTTTACGCTTATTAAAACTATCTTTCCAATCCTCCAAATGATTGAAAATACTACACACAATCTCGCCGTCCTCCAACCGCATACTATCATAGTCGTCATACTGGTCTTCAAGGAACTCGCTCATCGCTTTTCTGGCAATCGGAATAATCTTGTCGGTGTATTTTTGCGCCTTCAAAGCGATTTTATTTCTTTCGGTTTCCTTGTCCTCCTTTTGTTTTTTCAACTCCTCATATTTGTCCCGCAACTCCTGCGGGGTTTCAGCTTTAATCTTGGCGAACACATCGGCTTTCACCTTGTTGATGTCGGCAATACAAACATTCATCCGTTCAGTGATTTCTTTTTCGCGTTCTTTAAATTCATCAAGATTGACTTTCTTTTCCTCTGCCATCAACTCTTTTTCTGTCTCGTCCATCTGTTTTTCCAGCTCCTCAATTTCGTTGGATTTGGCGCGTCCCACAATAATCAAATCCGATTTTTCTTTAAGCAGTTTTTTTAATTCCTCGTTTTCAATTTTTACGGTCTTGGGATAGGTATTTTCCATATTATTTGGTTAAAAGTTTAGAATACGCTTCAACCCACTTGTTAGAGTTAATGGGGTTGTTAATGTCATAATTGGCAAGCACATATTCTCTTGCGTCTCTGCCAATGCTCCGCCGGAGTTCTTTGTCGGCAATCAGTTTTTCAATTTGCGCCACAAACGCTTCCGTCCCGGAAGCCAATAAAAGGTGTTTGGCGTCTTCCGGGTTCTGCTGGTACGGACTGTCGCCGGTCGCAAACGATTGAGCGATTGTCGGGATTGCCAAAGCCGAATTTTCCAAAAACTTCAAATTGGATTTGCAGCGATTGAACAAGCTGTCTTTGCGGGGGATAATCACCATATCCAGTTTGAGATTATTCAGTTTTTCGTAATACTCATCGGCTTTGACAAACGGGTGCCATTCAACATTGACATTGCTCCAAAAAGCATACTCCTCGGAATACAACTGCTTGTAAATGTCATTCTCGCCTCTGGGCGGCATTGACAGCAAAACCAATCTAACCCGCTTGTCGTCTTGATAATAATTCAAGATAGGTTTCAATACTTCCAAATCGCTGGTTACGCCAACAGAGCCGGTAATGCCTATGCGGATAGTGTCGGTTTCGTTGTATTTCGGTTCGGGAAAATAGAACGGGTCAATGTAGTTTGGCAACACCACAACATTCGGATTGATTGCTTCGTATTCCTTTTTAAGCATTTCCGTGGAAACAGTAATCAAGTCCGCTTCGGCGACAAAGTTATCTATACTACGGTTGATTTTTTCCAATCCGTTGGCAACCCTTGCCTCGTCCATATACTCGGTGAACTTGAAGCCATTGTCCTCTTTCATCGTGTCGTCATTATCAAACACGATTTTTTTACCTTGCTTTTTGAGTATCCGCGCCAACTCAATTTTTGCCCGCAAATCGGGACGATGGAACACCACAATGTCGGCCGCCAACGCGGCTTTTGATTTGTCTTCCGGCGTTTTGTTGGTGAGCGACAAAGTTGTCCGGTCGCCGTCCCAGCCTCCCGCCTGCAAGGGGAAAAGACAACGCACATTGTAGCAACCGTGCAACATACTCCCTATGTAATATACTTTCATATTATTTCTTTTTTAATAATTTAATTGTTTCTTTCATCTCCTGAATTTTCAACGCTTTCAGCTCCTCCAACTTCCGCAAATTGTCCTTTACCGCGTCAATCTGCGCCTGAACCGATAAAGCGTCAACCTGTGGCATTATCGGGGCTTGTGGGGGAATTACAGTGGCTTGCACGGGTGCTTGCGGTTCTACTTCCTGCGGTTGCGCCACAGAAGGAACATAATCCGCTTCCTTGGGCTGGATAATCTGCTTGGTGCGGGCATTGATGATATTCCCGCCCCGGTCTATTGTTTCCGATGTCTTGATTGGTCTTGCGGCCAAAATTACTTTTGTAGCCATAAATTGTTTGCAAATTTATGGGTGGTTATCTCAATTTGCAACGAGTTCCACCCATAAACAATTAGAAAATTGCTAATTGCTAACCAAACCTACCCTCCGCCGACACCGGATTTAGTCAAAATCCTCACCCCGGCCGTATCTCTGTTCTCCACGACACCATAGAGCAAGTCCGCGGTGGTCAGAGTTGAAAGATATTCGGGGATGTAGTTGGATTGCACCCGCACGCCGTATTTGCCGGTCTTGGACCCTCCGCCCATTGAACCGCCTCCACCCAAAGGTGAAATAGCCCAGTGCAGAGCGTCCTTGTGCGCCAAAGCGTTCTCAACACCGGCAGTTCCGGATACATAGGTCACATTCGTGCTGATGTACACCGGAATACCGTACAGAGTAGCCGCGGGTTTCTTTGCGGTCGGATCGTTGACCGGAGAATTTACCGCCAAGCTAAACTTATCAAGATTTTGGATTTGATTCCAAAACACATTCGGCTTAACAAAGAACGCAACCTCGCCACCGGAAGTATCAATGTTCTGATTTTCCAAGGTAGCAATCGCCTCCCGGATAATGCTATCCGCCAAGTCTGAAGTCGACGCGCCCACGCTTGTGTCAAAATGCCGGAACAGCGTTGCCAATGCCACTTCAAGCTTCTTGGCAACCGTGTAGCCCGCGTTCATTGCGTACTTCTCTTGCAAGTAGTAAGAGTGCTTCACTTGCGCGGCTTCTCGGTCTTCAATGGCGAACGAACATTCATACCATTGATTGACTGACAAGGTGATTGCCGTCTCGGTATCGCCGTTCAAAGTTACGGCTGAAGCGTTGCTTTTTGCGTTGGCTGACATCTCGGTCAAGCCGGGCGTATAAAGCGTATCGCCCCCGCCTGACAATTCCGAACTTCTGTCGGTAAAAAAGTCCGCCAACACTAACTTTGATTTGAAAAAATCATTGATTTTTTCGCCCCAAATCTCGGGTATCATAACCGCAAGGGATGTTGCGGATTGACTCGTTGTAGGAAATGCCATACTTATTCACTCGCAAATTTCTTGAATGCCTCCATATGCTCATCTCGCGTTGCGCCGGACTGGAAACCTTTCGGTTTCTCTTCGGTGTTGCCCGAACCCTTTGAAGCACCGAGTTTGGCTTTTTCCTTCCGCTCATCGTCTTTTACCTTTTCTTGGTAAATCGTGAACAGAGGGTCTTTAATCGCGTCCGGCAAAGATATTTCCTTGCCTTTGGCAATCACTTTTGCCTGCTCAATCGCTTCGTCCGACAACCCGCGAGCAATCAATTTAAGCTCATCGGAAATCTGCGGGTCATTATGCTGTTGAGGTTTGGCTTTGAGGGCTTTTAACTCCTCTTCGGCTCTTTTAGCTCTCGCGGTCAATTCGGCTTTCGCTTTTAGGGCTTTCGCCAAACTGGCTTTGATTGCCTCGGCGTCCTCATCTTGCGCCGTTTCGTTGCTATCGGTAGCTTCGTCAACCTCCGTATCTATGACCACGGCGTCATCATCGGTAGCTTCGTCAACCTCCGTGTCTATGACCACGGCGTCATCAGTGGTTTCATCCATTGATTTTGCGCGGATTATGC